GGGTGAATCATTTCAAATTGCACGTGGATAATTGCCGTTTGAATTAATAGATCCACTTCTTCAAAATGAAAGTAGTTTTCCAAATTTGACATATAGGTATCTACATTTTTTGGTGCAACGGGAACTAACTCGATTCCACCTGATCCGCCAATATAATTTTGATGTTGCTTAAATTGACCGGGGTTTTTTGAAGAACCTCGACCGCTTTGTAACAGCACAGAGTGTAAATTTTTAATCACTCGATTGCACAGCGGTAACTTGCTTCCTTCTTCGGAAATAGTTCCCATGTCCGAAAGGCCTATATACAGAGCATGACGATAGTTTGTTATTTCTAACAAGTCATCTTTTTCGACGCGAACTTCATTGCCAGCTTCATAATTCAGCCAATCTTCTAATGTAGCATGTGTTCCTTCTAGCTTTGATGAAAGAACAGCTTCTTGACCTATTAGCGGAGAAGTCAATAAAAAAGGATTTTGTAAGTTGCTCAAGAATCCTCTATAAGTACAAATTTCCTGATTGGCTTTGGAAATGCGTTTAATAATATCCATGTCGTAAATAATGCGACTAAGGTCAATTGGAAGCAATTGTGGCTCAATTGGCTCAGATATGTTTTTAAGCTTTATCGTACTCATATTTTCCTCCCGCACCAACTTTCACACGATAGTCGCACGATAGAAAGGCTGAAAAATTATTGTTTACAAGGTTTTTCGCACGATAGATTTTCTGCAGTCTAACAAATCTTGAAAAATTAGACTATGGCCGATCTTATTCCAATAATCCGCGAAATATTAGAACAAGAGAGGGACGGTCTGTTTTTTATAAAGCCAATTTGTTTTTCAGAGCTTCTTGAAGGGTCTGCGAAAAATTGATTCCCGCTTCTTCGGCAGATGTGTTGAGCCAAGCCGGAATGGAAAGAGTCTTTTTTACCGAACGGTTTTCCATTTTTTCTTTCAGAACTTTCATGTTTACTTCAATCAAGATCGGCGCTTCGCCTTCTTGAATAGTTAAGTTTTCAATAGAAGTTGGTTCGGGAATCTCCTCATCGTCTCTAATGCGTCCGTACAAAGTTAGTTCTAAAACTTCTTTAGCCGATACAAATAAATCATCAAACGAATCCGCACAAGTGTAAGCTTCTTCTAAATCCGGAAACCATAAGTTATAACCGGATTCCTCTTTGTTAAACAACGCAACAAATTGATACCTGTCTTTCATGCTTGCCTCCTATATATAATGAATCGTGTCAGGTGGCTCAAGTGAACTTGAGCCCTGACTGTCGTTCTATGCTTTTTAGTGTTTTGATTGGGATGTCTTTCTGTGGATGCTTTACAGTGGTTTTGCCTTTTTTCTGTGGGTGTTTGAACTGATGATGGCTTCCAACGGTATCAACTAAGTACCACCCGTCCGCTTTCAGTTGTTTAATCACTGTTCTGGAATCCATTTCTTAACCTCCCTACACGTATTATTATACGTGCTAAAACACGTATTGTCAAGCGTTTCACGTATGATAATACGCATAAAAAAGAAATGCTTTCTCATTTCTCCGGTGTTGCCCATCCGACGACGCGACCGGCAACGCTGATGTTGTTGTCTGCGGTCACTGTCCTATCCGGATACTCCGGATTGTCCGATACTAAAACGAGGCCGTCAGCCTTGAAATAACACCGCTTGATCACGGTGGTATCATCTATATTTACGGCGTATATCTTGCCGTCCAGCCGGTCATAATCACGCACTACAAAGGCTACGTCACCGTCATATATGGTGGGCTCCATTGAGTCACCTACAATGTCTATCTGCGCATCGTGCTCGGGTATGCACTCGGTTCTAATAATGCGGTAGACCCCGTCCTGATACATTTCGTTGTACGCACCGCCGCCGGCTGCTGCACGTGCGATGCTGTAGGTCTCTGTGTATTCTTCGACGGTGACGGAGTCGGTGGTGTCTCGCTTGTATTGTCCTGACTTATCTAAACCATCAGCTGTATTAAATACAATGTTCTGGCCTTCATCGCTTAACCTGCGCATAGTTCGTATAGTGCGGCGGATGATGGGATTTTGTGGTCGTACAGGTTTATCAGTATTTTGAGATTTGTCTATACCAAGCAAGTAGTCTGTCGATGTACCTAGCAAAGGAGCGAGGACTACTAAGTATTGGCTATTAGGGACTGCAACATTTTGTTCCCAATTTCTATACGTACCAAGTGAGATAGTTTTTCCGCCACCGCTTTTAATATTGCGTGGTTAATTTTATCTAACATTTCTTGTTGGGTGAGGTCTGCAGAAGTTGAATATCTTTTAGCTTATCACCAAACATTTTAGTACCTCCTTATTAATATACCGACATAATACCACCTTGATTAGTAGCTTGTAAAGAAAAAGTAATAGAAATTCTAGTAAAACCATGTTGACTACTACCAGAAATGAATGCTAGTATCATGATAGCAAGCTACTAGAAAAACTAGTACAAAATGAAGAAAAGGAGGAGACAGAATGCCGAATGAGAATCGAATCGGCTCAGAACGAATCAGACTTAGGCTAACTCAGACAGAGTTAGCAAAAAAGGTCGGGGTTACGTCACAGTCTATTTCGCAGTGGGAAACAGGGCAAAGTGCATGCCCCGCAAAAAGATTAATTGCACTGGCCAAAATCTTTAACTGCTCAACGGATTACTTGCTGGGTCTAAGTGACCAAAGAACCACAAACTAGCCGCACGAAAGGAGAGAGGGATGTCAGAAAGCATAAGAGCGAAATTAAAAGAACTCGCCAAAGAGTTGTTGGAGCAACTAAATGACGAGTTGGACGGTCTAACAGATGAACAACTGGTTCAGATTGTTCAGGTGGGTATTGAATGCTTAAAAGAAGTGCCTTGGGAAAGGGCAATCAATCTGTATCAAGCAAAGAAAGAGCAAACTCGTAAGTGCTAAGGAAGCTGGAAAAAATATCAGCTACATCTGCAGTGGGAATGCTCGTACCTTGGGATAGCTCAATTTCAGTAATTAGTTTTGCAAATTCTAAGGCGATTTGTTCATTAGACATTCAGTGCACCTCCTTTCATTCACGTGATAAGGAAAGTGTAACAGAAACAAGTAGCAAGAAAGGAGAGAGGATGAAGCATTACATCGCCAAGTATCAAGAGAACGGGAGGCTATTTGTCGAAGCCTGGTTGCAAATTAACTTCCTACGGTGGTCTTTCTGTTTCAGTCGAAAAACCATCGAAATAAAGGAAGCGACCCAGTTGCAGTGAGTCGCTTCAAGTCAGTTTTAGTTAATTATTGCTTTTTCCATTTTCTACCAGGCTCTTGAGTAGGTGGCAAGCGGTCGCCTTGATCAATTGCAACAATACGAGGGTTGGAGACTTCTCCGCCTCGAGGACCGACTTCCTTGTACGTACCAGCAGGCTGATTATCTTGCCCAGGCTTCTTGAGATCACTCATGGTATTCACCTCCTTTCAATGTATTTGTTCGCAAGAACATTGATTGGATTATAGCACTATATATTGTGCAATCAATTCGATAGCAGTACTACATGTTGCGCTATGCGCACATATAAGGGATTAGGTATTTACAGAAACACCAAGTAACGAAAAGGGGCGGAATGATGGACGAAATCATGAATCAAATTGAACGAAAACGAACCGAGAAAGGGTATTCAAAACGCAAGTTTTCACGGATTTGCGGGTTCGGAATTAACACTTACCTGTCCTATACAAAAGGTATAACGCCTTCTCTAGCGCACATGGACAGGATGCTAAAGGAACTTGGACTTACATACACATTAGGAAAGGAGGACCACGAATGAAACAAACTAAGCGCAAGATCAATCGTGCGTACAGGCCGTACGGAAGGTTGTACAAGGCCTTGCGCAGGGAAGTAGAGGCACTCGGCTATGACGAGTATGTGGACGACATCATCGCAGGGTGGATCAACCGGAGTCCGTCATACGTAGAAACAAGGCTTGCAGGGAATTGGAACTTCAGGCCTTCAGAAATCCGCACAATCATTGCGGAGCTGGGATACGAGGACCGAGACAGTCAGTGGTTATTCCCGCCACTGGGCATTAACTGGGAGGAGGTAGAGGATGCCATCTAACCCGATCAATGGATTGTTTATCGTTGTGTTCTTCATAGTTGTTCTGTTGCTTATATGGTTCGCATTTAAGAGCTATCAGGATGAGAAGGAAAATCAAGAGCTGATCCGGATCAACCAAAAATTGATCCAAGAGAACAAGAACATCAGGGCAGATTTCAGAGCTCTCGAGAAGTACGCGAATAAGCAAACCGATGAAATTATGAGCTACGAGCGCAAAGAGCGCTTGTACAAAGAGTACCAAGAGAAATGCCGCCAGCGGCAACTGACGGCAAATCGTGAGTCTTAAGACTCAATCACTTATAGGAGGATTATAACATAATGGTCAAAGTCAATCGACTGGAGATCGAGAACGTCAAGCGTGTGAAGGCGGTGCAAATAGAACCGTCAGCGAATGGCTTAACGGTCATCGGAGGCAAAAACGGCCAGGGCAAAACGTCTGTACTGGATGCGATCGCCTGGGCATTGGGCGGTAATAAGTACAAGCCGACCAAACCGGAGCGGGACGGGTCTGTGTCTCCACCGGATATCAGGATAGAACTTTCTAACGGGCTGATCGTTGAGCGCAAGGGCAAGAGCTCGACGCTTAAGGTCATCGACCCGAACGGCAACAAGGCAGGACAGCAGTTACTGGATAGCTTCATATCCGAGTTGGCGCTCAATCTGCCGAAATTCATGCAAGCAAACACAAAAGAGAAAGCGAACACGCTGCTGCAAGTCATAGGCGTTGGCGATGAGCTGTATAGGCTGGAGACCGAGTTGGCGCAGCTTTATAACAAGCGCCGTGCCATTGGCCAAATCGCCGATCAGAAGAAGAAGTATGCGGACGAAATGCAGGTGTATCCGGACGTCCCGGATGTACCGGTAAGCGCTGCTGAGCTAATCAGACAGCAACAGGAGATCCTGGCACGGAACGGTGAGAACATGCGTAAGCGCCAGGAACTGGAAGCGCTGAAGGCGAAGGCCGGCCAGCAAGAAGAAGCAGTAAAAAGAATCTCTGAACAGATCAACGAGCTGAAGGCAAAGCTAGTGGATGCCGGTAATACCTACATGCAGACGCTCGAAGACATTGACACGGCAAGTAAGACCGTAGAGCAGCTGCAGGACGAGAGCACGGCCGAGATCGAGGCATCTATCAATAACATCGAGGATATCAACGTCAAAGTCCGGGCAAACCTGGACAAGGAGAAAGCCGATCAGGACGCTGCCGAGTTCATGGCGCAGTACGACGCACTGACGAACAACATCGAGGCGCTGAGGCGCGAGCGGATTGAGTTGCTGAACGGTGCGGACCTTCCGCTGCCGGGGCTGTCTGTAGAAGACGGCGCACTGACCTATAACGGTTACGCCTGGGACAACATGTCAGGCTCCGAGCAACTCAAAGTAGCCACAGCGATTATTCGGAAGCTGAACCCGGATTGCGGGTTCGTCCTTATAGACAAGCTCGAGCAAATGGACCTGGATACGCTACAAGACTTCGGCAAGTGGCTTGAGTCTGAAGGGCTGCAGGCAATCGCAACACGTGTAAGCACGGGTGACGAATGCTCGATCATCATCGAAGACGGTTACTCCGTGACCGAAGTCAACACTAAGACACCCGCCACATCAGCAAGGAAATGGGAAGCAGGGAGGTACTAATGCGAATAACAGGAGGATTACAGCCAAGACCGGTGAAACTGGTGCTGTACGGAACAGAGGGAATCGGCAAGAGCACCTTTGCGTCCGGGGCACCGGACCCGGTGTTCATCGACACCGAAGGCAGTACGGCGCACTTGGATGTCAGGCGGTTTGACGCACCGTCATCTTGGACGATGCTCATGCAGCAAGTGCAGTTCGTTATCGATACGAAGCCGTGCAAAACACTGGTCATCGATACCATCGACTGGGCCGAGCGCATGTGCACGGACCATGTGATATCAATCAACAACTGGAAAAGCATCGAAACGCTTGGATACGGTAAAGGCTACAAGATCATGTCCGAGGAGTTTGCCAGGCTCATTAATAAATTGTCAGACGTCATCGAGGCGGGCATCCATGTCATCTTGCTTGCGCACTCAGTGATCAATAAGTTCGAGCAGCCGGACGAGATGGGAGCGTATGACCGGTACGAGCTGAAGCTCGACAAGCGTTGCGCACCGATGGTCAAGGAATGGGCGGATGCGCTGCTGTTCGCAAACTACAAGACCATCGTGGTCAAGTCGGACAAGACCAAGACAAATAAGGCGCAGGGCGGTCAGCGGGTCATGTATACAACGCATCATCCGGCCTGGGACGCAAAGAACCGGCATGGCCTTCCGGAACAATTACCGCTCGAATTTGCGAGCGTTGCACACATCTTTGATGCGTCCATCACTCCCGCTACACAACCGGAAGAAGAGTGGAAGCCGGATATCTCAGTAGAGATTAAGAACATCCAATCTGCAGAGCAAGCGGTGCAGTTCGTAGAGGCTACAAGACCGGTATGGGACAACAACTCAGCGCCGAAGGAAGAAGCGCCACCGGAGCCACCGCCGCATCCGGAATCGAAGCTGCCGAAGGCGTTGCTGGACTTGCTACAGGCAGCCGGACACAGCGTTGAGGATCTCGAGAAGGCATGCGGGCCGTCGAATGACGGCGGGTTCGGGTACTACCCTGCAGGTACCAAAGCGACGGATTATCCGGAAGACTTTGTTAATTACGTGATCAGTGACTGGGAACAGTTCGAGGAACAGATCCGCAGCAATAAGCTGCCGTTCGATTTATAAGAAAGGAAAGCAACAATGTCAGATAACTATAACAACAACGGAGTATTCGGATGGGAAGACACCATCGTCGACGACGGCGGCGAGTTCGTCGTACTGACGCCCGGGGACTATGATTACACGATTATCGGGTTCGAACGCGGGTACTTCGACGGTAGCGACAAGATGCCGGCGTGCCCGCAGGCGTTCATCAAGATCCGGATCAATTCGCCACAGGGCGAAGTGACGATGGAAGAGAAGCTGTTCCTTGCGCAGAAGACCGAGTGGAAACTCTCAGAGTTTTTTGCGTCGATCGGACGCAAAAAGAAAGGCGAGCCGCTGCGGATGAACTGGAACAACATTATCGGCCTTACGGGCCGCTGCACCATCGGCAATCGCGTGTACAACGGAAACACCTACAACGACGTCAAGCGCTGGCTTCCGGCTCCCGGGTATGATCAGCCGTCTCCGAGATCATTCACGCCTCCGACACCCGGGAGGTATTAAAAGTGGAGCTGAGACCATATCAGCAAGAAGCACGGGAAGCCGTGCACAACGAGTGGCAAAGGGGCGTCGATAAGACGCTCCTAGTTCTACCGACCGGTACAGGCAAGACAATCGTATTTGCGCACGTCATCGCCGACAGAGTGGCGCAAGGTGATCGGGTGCTTGTGCTGGCGCATCGGGGGGAGCTGCTGGACCAAGCGGCCGATAAACTTGAGAAGGCTACAGGATTAAGGTGCGCAACCGAAAAGGCACAGGACACAAGCCTTGATTCTTGGTACCGGGTGACGGTCGGTTCAGTACAGACCCTAATGCGGCAGAAGCGCTTGGAGCAGTTCGAGCAGGATCACTACGGCACGATCATTGTCGACGAGGCGCACCACTCGATCAGCGACAGTTACAGGCGGATCCTGGATTACTTCGAGGGCGCGAAGGTCCTCGGTGTCACGGCAACGCCGGACAGAGGCGACATGCGAAACCTCGGTGTGTACTACGAGTCACTGGCTTATGAGTACACGCTGCCGAAGGCGATCAAAGAAGGGTACTTGTCACCGATTAAGGCGCGGACCATACCGCTGGAGCTGGACATGACAGGCGTATCCAGTCAAGCCGGCGACTACAAGGTGGGGGACATCGCTACAGCGTTAGATCCGTATTTAGATCAGATAGCGGATGCGATGGTTACATATGCCGGAGACCGAAAGACGGTTGTATTTCTTCCGCTTATTGCAACATCTCAAAAGTTTACACACATGCTGCAGGCGCGCGGTATACGTGCAGCCGAGGTCAACGGTGAGAGCGAGAACCGGAGCGAGATCCTGGAAGACTTTGACGCCGGGCGATATCAGGTGCTGTGTAACTCAATGCTATTAACCGAAGGCTGGGACTGTCCGTCCGTTGACTGCATTGTGGTGCTGCGACCGACAAAGATTCGCAGTCTCTATAGCCAGATGGTCGGAAGAGGTACGAGGCTGTATCCGGGGAAAGACCACCTGTTGCTACTGGACTTCCTTTGGCACACAGCGAACCATGACTTGTGTCATCCGGCGGGGCTTATTGCCGGTAGCGATGAAGTGGCTAAGAAGATGACTGAGATCATCGAGCAGTCCGAAGAGCCGATGGATATCGGAGCGGTCGAGGAGTCGGCAAAGGAACAGCTCATCATCGAGCGCGAAGAAGCGCTTGCGGAAAGCCTTCGGGCGATGCGCCGGAGAAAAAACAGGCTTGTGGATCCGCTGCAGTTTGCCATGTCCATCATGGATGAAGACCTTGCGAACTATGTTCCGACGTTCGGTTGGCAAGCTGAGCCGGTGAGCGAGAAGCAAGTAGCTTTGCTGACGAAGTACGGGATCTACGGAGAAGAGATCGAGAACGCCGGCAAAGCATCCATGCTGATTGATCGGCTGAGTAAACGCCGGGACGCGGGACTTGCCACGCCGAAGCAAATCAGGCAGCTGGAACAAAGAGGGTTCCTGCACGTTGGAACGTGGTCGATGCAGGATGCAAGCAAACTTATCGGACAGATTGCGGCCAATAACTGGCGTACACCGGAATGGATTAACCCGCCAGCCTACAGGCCGAATAAAGGAGTGTAAGACATGCGCAAGCTGAATCTATTGGAATTACTTCCATATATCGACCCGACAGGGTTGCCGTATCAAGACTGGTGCAATGTGGGCATGGCCTTAAAGCATGAGGGATACTCGGCAAGCGATTGGGACGGATGGAGCAAGCAGGATACTGCAAGATACCATCCGGGCGAATGCTACCGCAAATGGTCTACATTCCAACGTGATGGCTCGTCCATTGTGACGGGCGGAACTATCGTACAGCTGGCAAAGGAGCATGGCTGGCACTCAGATGCATCACAAGGAGAGGCACTGTCCTGGGACTCTATTATCACAGCTGATGAGCAGGTCATTGTCGACCACACTTGGCTCGAAGGCAAAGAGGTAGTAGAACCGGATAAGTGGAACCCTGCCGGTGAGATCATCAGGTACTTGGAGACTCTATTCGAAGCAGGAGAGACCGTCGGATACGTTACGAAGACGTGGAAGAAAGATGATAAGTATTTGCCTACCAAAGGCAGCTACTCACGTACTGCGGGAGAGCTAATAGAGGCGCTTAGTAAGTGCAACGGCGATATCGGTAGCGTGCTTGGCGACTACAACCCGGAAGCGGGCGCCTGGGTTCGATTTAATCCGCTTGACGGCAAAGACTGCAAGGACAGTAATGTGACGGATTACCGGTACGCACTTGTTGAGTCGGACCGCTCAGAGATTGAGATACAAAACTCTATCATCCGTGAACTGGAGCTGCCGGTCGCCGTACTTGTACACAGCGGGAATAAGAGCATCCATGCCATCGTACGGGTGGATGCGTCAAGCTACGAAGAATACAGGAAGCGCGTTGATTATCTCTACACCGTTTGCGCCAAGAACGGACTCGAGATAGATCAGCAGAACAAGAACCCGTCCAGGCTGTCCAGGCTGCCAGGTGTTATGCGTGGCGAAAACAAGCAATACATTATTGATACGAACATCGGCAAACGAGACTGGGCCGAGTGGGCAGAATGGATCGAGAGTGTCAATGACGACCTGCCGGATCCGGAAGGGCTTCAGGACGTATGGGACAAGCTTCCTCCGCTTGCACCGACACTGATCAGCGACGTGCTGCGCCAGGGCCACAAGATGCTTCTGGCGGGCCCGAGCAAGGCGGGAAAGTCGTTTCTACTGATCCAGCTGGTACTTGCCATAGCAGAGGGCAGGAGCTGGCTTGGGTGGCCCTGCACACAAGGACGTGTGCTGTATGTCAACTTCGAGCTGGACCGGGCGAGCTGTTTCCACCGATTCGCGGACGTGTACGAGGCGTTAGGCTGGGAGCCTAAAAATATCGGTAATGTGGATATCTGGAACTTAAGAGGTAAGGCCGTACCACTTGATAAGTTGGCACCAAAGCTCATCCGAAGGGCGCTCAAAAAGGATTACATTGCCGTAGTGATCGACCCGATCTATAAGGTCATCACGGGCGATGAAAACAGCGCTGACCAGATGGCTAAGTTTACCAATCAGTTTGACAAAATATGTACCGAACTCGGTACGGCGGTCATCTATTGCCACCATCACAGCAAGGGCTATCAAGGCACCAAGCGGTCAATGGACCGTGCCAGCGGCTCGGGTGTGTTTGCCCGAGATCCGGACGCACTACTTGACCTAACAGAGCTTGACCTCACACCCCAGATCTTGGATCGGCTGAACGATGACGCTGAGTATCAGACCGCTGTCAGGTACCTGCAGCGCTATGCGCCGGACTACTACGACACGCAGGTCACCATCCAGGACATGAGCAGCCCGCTCACTATGCAACATCATTGCCGAAAGGCGCTCAGCGCATCCGAGCAGGAACGGTGGCTTGCTGCCACGGAGCATGCAAAGCTCATGATCCAGGCCAGCAGCGCCTGGCGCATCGAGGGTACGCTCAGAGAGTTCGAGAGCTTCCATCCGCTGGACATTTGGTTCGAGTATCCGCTACACAGGATCGATCAATCAGGCATCCTGGCAGACACCATGCCGGAGTGCGAGAAGCAGCCCTGGCAGAAGGCAATGGAGGCTAGAAAGCCGCCCGAGAAGAAAAAAGAGGAACGGCAGAACGCGCTCGAGATCGCCTACACGCAGCTTGAAATGGAGTTGGATGAAGAGACACCGATCACGACAAAAGACCTGGCGGAACAGATGGGTGTGAGCGTTCGAACCGTGCGCCGGCGGGTCGATGAACACGGCGGATTCGCTATCGAATGGCAAGGAGGCGGCAAACATGGCATTGTCAATCGCAAAAACTAGCAAGGACAAAAAGCACGGTCAAAAACTCTATAAAAGTTTTTTGCAGCGCTGGGACAGTAAGAACACGAGCAAGGACAACAAAAAACATAAAAAAATGTTTTTGTCCCTGCTAACTTGCGCGGTCAAAATGTGCGGACAAAAACACTATATATATATAAATTTTTGTTGTCCTTGCAGACAGACACGTCCCGTCACAGGGGCACCCTAAAGACGGCGAAAGCTTACGCCGTCGTCTTCAGGGGACCCGTCCCAGTGACTATGCAAAATTTTCCGAATCTTAATTATTACTAACATGTGAGGTATTTCATGACGAATATGACGAATCAGGAACAACAGTAAGATAAAAAAGAGTTGGAGCAGGTTAAACGTGAGCTGCATGATAAGCTCTTGTGGCTAACGGAACAAGCGACCGTACAGACGGCAATGGCAATGATACAAAAGGCAGATGTGGAGTACGTGCAGTCTACGATGGATGCGGTGACGGCCATACTGCTATCCGAGATGAATGCGAACCGTCACAACGGTAAAGACTTTATGGATGAGTTCTTAACTGTGCTACATACAACCAATCTGGCATTGCGCTGGACAATGTACTGCATGGAGAAGGAAGAGCTGAAAGAGTTTATCAAGAACTTGAACTTGGAGGATACAGCCAATGAATAATCGGATGTTGAGTATTGATCATGAAATTATGAGCGGTGTTAAGAGTGTACTGGATGGTGCGATCCTACAGACGGCAATGGATGTAGGGGAGATGGAACAGGCAACCATTACGCTCAAGATTGTAATAGCGCAATTTGTTCCGGAGGAACCGGATGATACACGTAAAAACTTAATGCCGATTGATTACAGCTGCAATGTGGTCACCAAAAGATCTGTGTACAGCGAAAAGGGAATGACAGACATGGCAGTGATCGAAAGGGACAGGTACACAGGAGAACTCGTGGCAAAGTATGCAGGTCAGGTCTCGATCATGGAGATGGTGGAAGACATGACGGATGTAGTGGAGGATGTGAGCTGTGACTGAATTCTTTATGCCGATGGAGCCACCGACGGTGACGCACCATGACAAGATGATTAATTTCAAGATGAAGAAGATATACGACAGCCCACGGCTTAAGCAGGCAAGACTAAAGCTATTGGCGCACCTAGTGCAGTATAAACCTGCAGAACCGTATGACGGGGCGGTGAGGCTCACGACTAAGTGGCTGTTCAGGGTGCCGGAAGACGATGAGAGGCACGGGCAGTATCGAACATCTAAACCGGATACGGATAATTTGCAGAAGCTGCTCAAGGATTGTATGACGACTGTCGGGTTCTGGGAAGACGATGCACAGGTGGCATCCGAGATAATCGAGAAGCTTTGGACCGGGGAAGTGCCTGGGATATACATCAAGATTGAGGAGGTGTGACAATGAGAAACACATTGGGCGATCTGAATAATCACCTGTTTGCGCAGCTCGAACGGATATCTGACGAAGACCTGACACCGGAACAGCTTGAGCAGGAAATCCGAAGGGCTAAGGCGATCACGGGCATCGCTTCACAAATCATTCAGAATGGGAACCTTGTAATGCGTGCTACCGAGTTCGCGAACGAGTATAGCGGACGAACTGAAGTTCCCAAAATGCTGACGGATGGAGGTGATTGAGTGTATGGCAGGTAAGCGAATGAGATCGAATCAAATATTTTCAGAGGAAATGCTGGCCTGGATTCGTAGTGTAGTCAAAGGGACTTCGGATGTTGAACTCACCGACATGATTAACGAGAGGTATAACCTCAATCTGAAGATAAGCCAAATCCGAACAATGAAAAAGAATCACAAGATTCGAAGCGGACGGAATACGAAATTTAAAAAAGGCTGCGCTTCCTGGAACAAAGGCAAGAAGATCCCGATGGACAGGATAACGGAAGCGTTCAAGAAAACGCAGTTCAAAAGCGGGAATCTGCCGCATAATACGCTTCCGGTCGGGTCGGAGCGACTGACGAAAGGCGGATACATAGAAGTCAAAATCGCTATGCCGAACGTCTGGAAAGGCAAGCAAATCATCATTTGGGAAGAGCATAACGGCCCGGTACCGGATGGGTATGTAATTGTTTTTGCTGATCAAAACAAACTGAACCTATCCATCGACAATCTTATCTGTATCAGTCGTTCGGAGCTTGTACGTATGAACAAGCAAGGGCTCTTTAGTACCAATCCGGAAGTTACAAATACAGGCGTACTGATAGCGCGAATAATGGATACAGCAGGACGTAGAAGGAGGAAACACAAATGAGCAGTAATTTAATGCCTTGCCCGTTTTGTGGGTGTACTGACGCTGAGGAGGTGACTCAGCACCATGATGTTTACATATTGACGTATGGCTTCCGGTGCAATACATGTGGCGCAAGCACGGGACAGCATAAATACATAGAGGACGCAGAAGCAGAATGGAACAGAAGAACACCGGGATGGATCAGCGTTGACGGGAGACTGCCGGAGCCGGATACGCGCGTACTGGTCAGTTGCCGAACGAAGAGAGGCCAGAACAGCATCAACATGGCGTATGTAGACGAGCGCGGGTTCTGGCACGGTATGGGCAGCATGTCAGGCGTACGAGCTTGGATGCCGCTGCCGGATGCGTATGAGGAGCAAGTATGACGATCGAGCAGGCAAAGCGAAGTCTCAGCAGGATTCCGAGTCTGGAGCGCAGGATCGAGTATAAGCAGCGGGAGGTTGAGCGTATAGAGGCGCTGATCGAGCGTGTGACGCCGGTCTTTCGCCAGGACGTTCTGCAAGGAGGGCGCAAGGGCAGCATCGACGATAATATTGACAAGCTGAGCGCTGCCAGAGAAAGCCTGAATCAATTACTCGGGGAGCTTGCCGAATGCTGGAAGGTTGTTAATGCGAGGCTGTCGAAGATCGAGGATGAGAAGCTTCAGCAGATCTTGGTTCTGCGGTATGTAGAGGAGCGTAAGTGGGAAGACGTGGCCGAAGCTTTGCATTATGAGTGCAGCTGGGTACAGCGCAAGGCAAGAGTTGCGCTACGAGAATACGCGCGGAAAAGCAATTAAAAACAATTAAAAGCGTCTTTCGGCCATGTTAATATGGTAGTGGGACATTTTGATCATATACCTTCTCTGAGACGAAAGCGTCGGCCACAGCGGTCGGCGCTTTCTCTGTGCATTAAAAAAGAAAGCGAGGTGATGTGCTTGAAGCGACTGACAATTAAACAGCAACGGTTCGCCGATGAGTACATCATCAGCGGGAATGCGACTGATGCGGCAAGGAAGGCGGGATATGCAGAAAAAACGGCACGGTCTATCGGGAATGAAAACCTGACAAAACCTGACATTTTAACCTACATCAAAGAACGCGCCGCAGAACTTGAATCCAAAAAAATAGCGACGATGAAAGAGGTTCGCGAGTTTTGGACGGAGACGATGCGGAGTAAGTATAACGAGGTGAAGGACCGTCTAAAGGCTTCGGAGATGATAGCAAGAACAGAGGGTGCGTTCATTGACCGTCAAGACATTGAAATTCGCGGAGAGCTGGATGTGAACCAAAGGGCGGAGCAATATAAAAAGTACCTTTCGGCGGGTGATGCCGATGACGGCTAAGGAATGGCTGGATATTGTTAAACGTAATCCCGTAGCGTTTGGCTGGGAGGCTGGATTTAAAGATTTGACCGAGCTACATAATGGCTGGATCAAGTCTTTTTTATTGGCGAAAACAGACCAGACTTTACAGGCTCATCGAGGTAGCTATAAAACAACCTGCCTTGCGATAGCCATTGCCTTGATGCTCATTGTCTACCCGCAGCTAATCATTATGTTCACTCGTAAAACAGATGATGACGTCAAGGAGATTATCCTGCAGATTGCAAAAATGCTGCGGTCGGATATGTTTCAGGCTTTAGCCTATGGGCTATGGCAAAAAAGCATTCTGCTGACTAGAGAGTCGGCGTTCGAGATAGACACGAACCTGAAGGCCTCTCCGAGAGGCAGCTCTCAGCTAATCGGCATGGGGTCCAAAGGCTCAATGACCGGTAAGCACGGAGACATCATCATCACGGATGACATCATAAACTTACAGGACCGTATCAGCCCCGCGGAACGTGAGCGGACTAAACTCTTCTATCAAGAGCTGCAAAACATTAAAAATCGAGACGGGCGAATCATTAATACCGGCACGCCGTGGCATAAAGAAGACGCGTTCAGTCTGATGGGCGAAATTCAAAAGTACAGTGTGTACGATACCGGTCTTTTATCGGCTGCGGAAATCGACTCGCTAAGACAGAAGATGACGCCGTCACTGTTTGCGGCCAACTACGAGTTGAAACACATCGCAGATGCTGACGCAATGTTTACAGCGCCTAATGTGTGGAAAGGTGAGCAAGATGCCATCTATAACGGAATTGGGCACATAGACGCAGCGTATGGCGGAAATGACGGCACGGCGTTCACGGTTATCCGGGAAACCGGGTGCGGTGAATTAGTCGTGCTTGGGAAACTTTGGGATAAGCATGTAGATGATTGCTTAGACGAGATACTGATATTGCACGAGCACTACAGGGTCGGAACAATTTTTTGTGAGAGCAACGCAGACAAAGGTTATCTGAGAAAGCAGATAAAAGAGCGTGGTGTTCCGTGCCAAAACTATCACGAAAATAGGAATAAATTTATCAAAATCAGCACGTCTCTCAGATCATCTTGGGAGCGTATTTATTTTGTGGAAGGTACGGATCCTGAATACCTGCAACAAATACTGGATTACACAGAAAACGCAGCACATGATGACGCGCCGGACAGCTTGGCTACGGCGATTCTAGTTCGTAATGGGCACACCGTCAAACTTAAGACATTCAAAGGTGGTATCTAAATGGCAGTAGAACATAGACCGTATAATCTTCCGGAGCAGATGACCTGTGATGAGTCCGAGGTGCAAAACGGTATTTCTTTGGAGCTTGTTGAGAAATACATCAAGAAGCATCAGGAATATTTCTCGCGGTACAAGTATTTGGACGCGATGTATCGTGGCTTTCACGATATTTACAAGGATCCGGAAAAACCGTACTGGAAGCCGGACAACCGATTAGCCGTAAACTTCCCCCGATACATCACCGAGACGTTTTCCGGCTATGGCTACGGTATTCCGATCAAGGTCAGGCATGACGATGAGAAGATCAACGCAGCCATTCAGCTGTTCGGGCGCGAAAACAAAATAAGTGATCATGACGCAGAGATGGTCAAGAAGTGTTGTATCTACGGGCACGCCTTCGAGTATCTATATCAGGATGAGGAAGGTCGAACAAAGCTGACGTCCTGCACACCGATGCAGGTATTTGTGGTGTACGATAACAAGCTTAACGGTCGTGCGTTGTTTGCGGTACGCTACGGCAAGCATAAATTAACGGACAGCATTAACCCGGGTAAACACTTCGGCGAAATATTAACCGGGACGGAAATTGTCCCGTTCGACGGCAAGAAAAAAAGCGAGCCGAGACTGAATCCGTACGGATATATCCCGTGCAATGAGTGGCGCTTAAACGATGAGCGGATCGGACTGTACGAACATGTATGCGGACTGATAGAGGCGTATAACCGAGTAATCGGAGAGAAAGCCAATGACGTGGAGGCCTTCGCTGAAGCGTACCTTGCAGTACTGGGTGCTGAGTTAGATGACGATGGTGTTTATAAGATCCGGGACAATCGGATCATTAACCTGTATGGCACTGAGAACGCAAAAGACGTGCTGGTGCAGTTTCTATCCAAGCCTACAGCCGACGGTACGCAAGAGAACCTGCTGAACCGACTGGAGAACCTGATTTATCAGACCTCGATGGTGGCCAATATCACAGACGAGTCTTTCGGCACTGCCACTTCCGGCGTTGCGATCGCGTATAAACTCCAGGCGATGAGTAACCTGGCATTGACTTTTGACCGGAAGATCGAAAAGTCTCTGCGCAATCGGTATAAGATCTTCTGCAGCTTATCAACTAACGTTTCAGATCCGGAAGCTTATCAGGACATTGAGATCCAATTTAGCCGGAATATTCCGCAAAACATCAAGGAGGAAACAGAAGTTGCCAGAAGCCTGGAAGGTGTGACATCCAGGAAGACGCAACTGTCTGTATTGTCATTCGTGCCGGATGCGACCGAGGAAATCGAGCGGATGGAAGCAGAAGAAGAGGAGCAGCTGACAAGGTTTGCTCGGGTGGCGGATGAGCGACAGTTCTTACCGGGTGAATAGTAATGAAAAAGAAAGCACTTGAGTATTGGCGCAGGCGCGAACTGGATAACTACCGAGCCAATGCTGCGAAGGAGTCGAATTACGATAAGGAAATCGAGCGAATCTATGCCCGGATGTATCTTCAGGCACAAAAGGAGATCGACGCCTTCTACGGGCGTTATGCCGGCACAGAGGGAATCACTATAGCTGAAGCGAAAAAGCGAGTTTCACAGCTCGATATCAAGCGATACGAGGCCAAAGCCAAAGAGTACGTAGCGAATAAAGATTTGAGCAAACAAGCGAATGAGGAAATGCGGCTCTATAACCTCACGATGAAGGTGAACCGCTTAGAGATGCTGAAGGCCGAGATGGGGCTGGATCTTGTCAAAGGCTTTGATGAGCTCGAGAAGTTGACCGGTCAGAAGCTGAATCAGCGAGCAATAGAAGAGTTTACACGCCAAGCGGGAATACTTGGTGAATCTGTGTATGAACCGGGAGAAAAGGCAAAGTCCATTGTCGGCGCATCGTATAAAAACGCGACTTTTTCGGAGCGCATCTGGATGTACCAAGACGCACTCAAAAGCGAGTTGGGCAAGCTGCTACAGTCCGGAATGGTACAAGGCAGGAACCCTCGAGAGCTTGCAGGACAGCTGCGGAAATCTATGGACGCATCCAGGTATGCTTCAGAACGCCTAATGCGCACAGAGCTTGCCCGGGTACAGTTAGAAGCACAGAAGCAGTCGCTAACTAAAAACGGATATGACGAGTTTGTGTTCATCTCGCTTGAGTCCGGCTGCGAAGATTGCAAAGCAATGGACGGCAAGCACTTCAAGGTCAAGGATATGCTGGTCGGTGAGAACGCACCGCCGATCCATCCGCACTGCCGGTGTAGCATTGCAGCCTATATGGATGAAGAGGAGTTTTACAAGTGGCTAGATGAGATAGACCCGGCAGGAGCGCTATCTATTGGGGGGTGATATTTCGGATGGGAGACACCCGGATGATCCGAAAAAAGTTTTTAAACCAAACATTCTACGGGCGGTTTTTTAATGCCAAAAAGGAGGTCAGATGATCAAAATAATCTATGAACCGGGCCGGATCACGGTGACAGGTCATGCGGGATTCGCGCCGCCCGGACAGGATATTGTGTGCAGCGCAATTAGCGTGCTGGTGCAGACACTATCCCGTAGCGTTGCACAGCTGACAGACGATATGGCCGAAGGCTTGGAGATACCGGGTAAGGCCATCATCATAACGGAGCATTTATCAGACGAGCGAGCAAAGCTGTTGGTAGATGCTTTTTTAATTGGCGTAAACGGCGTAGCAGAAGCCTATGCCGATTATGTAGAAATAATCGATACACGAGAATGCCGAGGGGGCAACAGCAATCCGGCAGGCGCAAAAGGAGAGTAGCAATGAAAAAGAAAGAGTGGAACTTGCAATTGTTTGCAGATGGCGATGGGGGCGCAGAAGCCAACACCGCTGGAGTAACACCCGCGACCGATCATCAAGAAGCATCAGAAGTAACGGCAAATCCGTTTGACGAGTTTCTGAAGGATCCGAAGAACCAGGCGGAGTTTGACCGCCGACTGAACAAGGCTCTGCAGACAAGGGAAGTAAACCTGACTGCTCAGCACAAGCAGGCGCTTGCGGATGCCAAGAAGGAAGCAGAAAAGGTTGCCGGTATGACTGCGGCCCAGAAACTGCAGCATGAGATGGATCAGCTCAAGCAGGAAAACGAGCGCCTGAAAGAAGCTCAGCTTAGAGTGGAGCTTGGAAGAACGGCATCAGGGCTGCTTAAGGATCAGAAGATCGAGGCGACGGAAGACGTCTTAGATCTGGTCATAGGGCCGGATGAGGAAACGACCAAAGCAAACATCGAGAAGTTATCCGGAGTGATCCAGGCACATTTAAAGGCCGCAGAAGTGGAGCGGGCGAAAGGTACCACACCGAAACAATACGGTGGGAACACCGAAGAGACATCAGAATTGGCGAAACGAATTGCCAAGTATAGAAAGGAGTAACACATGAAAAAAAGAATGAATCTGCAGCTGTTTGCTGCGGGCGAGAACAACAACCTTCCGGTACGTCAGTATGGTATGGAATTTAAGCAGCTGTTGGAGGCTGTCTTTGCAAGCCGCGCTTACTTTGCCGACTTCTTCGGCGGTGAGATCGAGGCGCTGGACGGCATTCAGAACAATGACACGGCCTTCTACGTGAAGACTTCCGACATTCCGGTAGTAGTGGGGACTGCCTACAGCACCGATGCAAATACTGCTTTTGGTACGGGAACCGGCAAGAGCACACGTTTTGGTGAGCGCAAGGAAATCGTCTACACCAACACCGCCGTTCCGTATACCTGGGAATGGGTGTTCCACGAGGGAATCGACCGTCATACCGTGAACAATGACCTTGAAACCGCTGTCGCCGATCGTCTGGAGCTGCAGGCGCAGGCCAAGACCATGACTTTCAACCAGAAGCACGGTAAGTTTATTTCGGACAGCGCCGTTAAATCCGTCCCGGGTGGCGCTTCGATCACCAAGGACAATGTAGCCACCGTGTTCAACGAGTTGTCGAAGTACTACACAAACATCGGAGCGATTGGCACCAAGGTTGCTAAAGTGACCGCAGACGTTTACAACGCCATTATCGACTGCGGCCTGTCTACGACTGCTAAGGGCTCCGAAGCAAACGTAGATACAAATGAAATCCGTAAGTTTAAGGGCTTTGTAATTGAGGAGGTTCCGCAGTCCTTGTTCCAAACTAACGAGGTGGTCTACGCCTACATTACCGGTGTCGGTAAAGCTTTTACCGGTATCAGCACTGCCAGAACGATTGAGTCTGAAGACTTTGACGGCGTCGCTTTGCAGGGCGCCGGCAAGGCAGGCGAATACATTCTGCCTGATAACAAGAAAGCCGTTGCGAAGGTAACCGTAACGGGTGTGTAAGGAGGTAAATGATGTATAAAGTAGTATCTTTTTTCCACGATTTACAGGACGAAAACCACGAGTACAACATAGGCGACGTGTATCCCCGTGAAGACGCAAAGCCTTCTGAGGAACGCATCGCGGAGCTTTTAGGCTCTGACAATGTCCGAGGTTATCCTTTGATCGAGGAAATTCAACCGGAAGAGGTAGCAGAGCCGGAGACAAAAAAGCCTGCTAGTACCGTAAGAGGCGCAAAAGCCGGTAAATAAGGGGGTGCGGTCATGCTGCTGACAACAATTCACACGATGCTGGGTCTTCAGGGCGCAGACCAGGAAGAAAAGATCAATACCATTGTTGAGCTGACCGAGTCCCGTCTGAAAGTGTTGCTTGGCGGTGTGGAAGAAGTACCCGCTCAGTTGGAGTATATCGTCGCAGAGGTTTCGATCCGGCGCTTTAATCGTGTCGGGTCGGAAGGCCTGGCGTCGCACACAGTCGAAGGTGAGTCTATGTCATGGACTGATGATGACTTTGAGCCGTTCGAGCAGGACATCCAGGATTACTTGTCGGCGCAAGCAGAACCTTCAACGTATAAAGGCCGGGTGAGATTCTTATGAGGTACGACACGGCGGTCTATTTTCAACGCTACGGCTCTTCGGTGTATGACAAGACGACCGGTAACTACCTTCCGGTCGTTGCGCAAGAAGAAGTAAGGTTTGCTTCCGTGATGGATACTCGAGCAGAGATGCTGACGCTGATATATGGTGCTCTGAAACAGGGCACTCTGACGCTACAGCTTCAGAATCACTACACAAGCCCGTTCGACACTGTCCGGATCGGGGGCAAGCGTTACAAACTAGACTTTGAGCGCAAGCTGAAAACGAAGCATGTCATGCTGGTTAGTGAGGTGCCGTGATGGGCGGAATCAAGGTAAAAGGCATCCGAAAGCTTGAGAAGGCATTGAAGGCCGGTGTCACGATGGAGGATGTCAAGAAAGTGGTTAGATTTCACGGTTCACAACTACAGCAGCGCATGCAGCGGAACGCAAGCTTTACACGGGGGTATCAGACCGGTGCAACTAAACGAAGCATTGGATTAGATCTAAAGAGCGACGGATTGGCTGCACATGTAGGGCCGACAACTGAGTATTCGCCGTATTTGGAATATGGTACCAGGTTTATGGCAGCACAACCCTTTGTGCGCCCGTCATTTCGGGAAGAGCAACAGGTATTTATCAAGAACCTTCGGCGACTGATGAGATAGGAAGGAGGTGGCGATGGATCCACAGCAAGAACTATTTACACAGCTGAAGCTGGATATCGAGGCGCTTGCCTATGACGTGTATGACGGATTCCTACCGCCTGACGGTACGCCATATCCGTTTATCTATCTTGGTGAGTCCCAGCTTATTGATGACGAGAACAAAACGGCTGTCTTCGGCACTGTGTACCAAACAGTCCACGTCTGGCACAACACCCCGATGGAGCGCGGTACGGTGTCTTTGATGCTACTGGCCATTAAGCAAGCGGCTCGGAGCATTAGTCGAACAGATAACTTTACTTGGCAGGTGCGGGGCTTAACGCAGCGCATCTTGGAGGATAACACAACCCGTCAACCGCTCCTGCATGGTGTGGTTGACATCGAATTTTATTTTTCGTAGGAGGAAACAACATGAAAATGAATCTGCAAATGTTTGCGGAGGCGGTCGCCGGTAAGAAGATTGTTTACCTGTACCGCGTGATGAAAGATGCAGCTTCGCTTGCCGGTGCCGGTCTTGCGTTTACCACAGAGAACTCTCGCACAAAATCTAGGGATGCGGATGCAACCAGTACCAAAGACGGCGTGATTCGCGCCCCGTCGGGAGGAGGCGAAGTCGAGATTACTGCTTCGTCCATATTGAGTAAAGGTGACACGCTTTTGGAATCGCTTGAGGGTGCGATGGATGACGGAGAGATCATCGAGATTTGGGAAGCCAACCTGGAGGAACCGATCGAGAATCAGACTAACCAATTTAAGGGCAAATACTTCCAAGGTTATCTCACCGAATTTGAGCTCACGTCCAGTTCTGAGGACATGGTGGAAGTATCGCTGACGTTCGGAATCAACGGAACAGGAGCCGCGGGGAATGTAACCGTCTCCGAGCAACAGCAGGCGATCGCAGACTACGTCTTTAGAGACACTGCGAAGACCGGGGCGTAAGTGAAACGCTTGTTAATTAAACAGGGGGGCGGTGCGTCGTGCATCGTCCTCATTTTTTGAAAGGAAATGAATAAGTGCTTAATTACATTGAAATCAATGGCGAATCCTATCCCGTACGCTTCGGCATGGGATTTTTGCGCTCCATCAATAAAACACTCTCCACTCCGGTGCAGAACATCCCGGGAGCAAAAAAGGATATCGGACTGAGCTGGCACATGGCCAACATCTTGGACGGTGACTTGGAGTCACTGTGCCTAGTACTTAAGACAGCCAACCAAACTGAGACGCCGAAGTTATCGGACAAGATCCTGGTTGATTGGATAGAGGACGAGGGGACTGACATTGATCAGGTGCTGTCTCAGGTGATCGGTTTTTTAGAGACTGCGAATGTCTCCAAAAAGCAACTGAAGACGCTGATGGAGGAAATCAAGAAGCAGAAGGAGAACGAGAACGAAACGTAAAATCGCTCGATGAGATCTACGGAGAAGTCGCTTTGAACTGTTTTCGTTACCTCGAATTTAAAAATCTCGATGAAGTGGACCGGATATCCCCCTACGAGTACAAGTTGCTGATGAAGGGCGCGCGCTTGCGTAATGTAGATGTTGACTTTAAGCAACACTGGCAAGCTTTCCTGAACCATCTGGTGAGGTCTGAAAAGAAGTCCGGGAAGAATAAGACGAAACCGGTTTATCCGACCTTCAAAAGTTTTTACGATTACGAAAAAGAACAGAAGAAAGCCCTGGGCGCTGACGAGTCTAACCAGAGGCTAAATGATATCAAGAAAATTATGCAAGGAGGCTAGAGCATGGCCGATAAACACAGTGTGGAGGCAGTCTTAAGCGCCACCGATAAGGGCTTTACATCCGGCTTCCAGAGGGCACTGGGAACGCTTAACACGTTTGCCGGTAGGGTTAAGACGGGCATCGGCTTCGGTGCCCTGATGGCCATCGGACAAAAAGCCATTGGTGCAATCAGCAGCGGTATATCCGGGCTAGTCGGCGAAATGAACGACTCGTCTGCAGCTTGGAAGACGTTCAAGGGCAACATGAAATCTTTCGGCAAGTCCGAAGACTACATTAAAGACGTTAGAAAAGAGTTGCAAGACTTTGCTCAAAAGACGATTTACTCAGCTTCGGACATGGCAACCACTTTTTCGCAGCTTGAGGCGGTAGGCACAAAGAATACAAAAGCTCTTGTAAAAGGTTTTGGCGGTCTTGCGGCTACTGCTGCGGAGCCGGCCCAGGCTATGAAGTCTTTATCAATGCAGGCTACACAGATGGCTGCCAAGCCAAAAGTGGCCTGGCAAGACTTTAAGATCATGATGGAGCAAGCTCCGGCTGGTGTTGCTGCTGTCGCAAAAGAAATGGGTATGTCTACTGCTGAGCTTGTTGCGGCAGTCCAGGACGGGAAAGTCAAAACGCAAGCTTTTTTTGATGCAGTAGAAAAAGCAGGAAACTCCGATGCGCTCCAGAAGATGGCAACGGAATACAAGACCATAGGTCAGGCGATGGACGGACTCACAGAAACTGCCGCCAATAAGCTTGCTCCGGTCTTTGGCGTGATTGAGAGTGCCGGCATTAAAGCTGTTAGCGCCATTGCCGACTGGCTCGATAAAGTTGACTTTGAATCAGTTGCTGCAGGCGTGCAAAAGCTCTTGGACAAGCTGAAGGCATTTTTTGAAAAACTAAAACCGTACTGGGAGGCGTTTAAAGACGCAGCACAGCGAATCGGCAGTGCTTTTCAGAAAGCCTTTCAGGCAGTCGGCGATAAGCTAAAAAAGCTAAACGGCGGCTTTGGCTCGACTAAGAGCGTGGACGGCTTTAAGTCGGTGGTCGATACCATCGCTGATGTCTTGGTAAAAGTGGCCGGCTTCATTGAGAAAAACGCTGACGCTATTGCAAAGTTTATTCAGTTCTTGCCAAAGTTGGTTGCGGGCTTTATGGCCTTATCCTTCATCGGCAAAATAGCTCCGGGCATATCCGGTATTGCAAGCAAGCTAACAAGCCTCGGAGGCGCAAGCGCTGCAAGCAGCGGAAACATCTTACAGTCCGCAGTTGCCATCCTTGCGATGGGTGGCGCTGTTCTGTTGGCTGCGGCAGGTTTCTGGGTACTGACACAGGCAGCTACACAGCTTGCTAATGCCGGTACGGGCGCAATCCTTGTTCTGGTCGGCATGGTGGCAGTGATCGCGTTGCTGGCGGTCGGTGCTGCAGCAATCGGGCCTAAGCTAACGGCGGGTGCTGTCGGTCTAGTGGCCTTCGGTGCGGCCCTGCTCATGGTCGGAGCAGGCATGTTCCTCGTTGCGCAAGCATCAGTTACCCTGGCATCCGGAGGTTGGGCGGCTATTGGCTGTCTGATCGCTCTTACGGCCATTATGGTTGTTATGGCGGTTATTGCGGCGGCTCTGGGACCTGCATTGGCAATTGGCGCTGCAGGCTTCCTGCTCTTGGGCATTGCGCTTGTGCTGGTCTCTACGGCTGCCATTCTGGGAGCTGTAGCCTTGCAGATGATTGCAGCCGTACTGCCTCAGGTCATCCAGTACGGCGCACAAGGAGCCGGTGCGATCGCACTACTTGGCGCTGCCATGATCGTGTTTGGCATCGGCGCAACGATTGTTAGCGTTGCCCTCTTGATTGCTGCAGCTGCGGTCCTTGTACTGGCCGTTGCGGTGGCTGTATTGGCTGCGGGCATGCTGATCATGGGCGTTGCTGCAATCTTATGTGCTGCTGCCCTGGTCATCATATCAACCGTGCTGCCTCAGCTGGCGGCTCACGGTGAAGGAGCAGCAACAGCGATTATCGCTCTGGGTACGTCGCTACTGGCGCTAGGTGCGGGTGCGCTCGTTGCAGGTGCCGGCATGCTTGTGTTGGGCGCAGGATTATTGGTGGTTGCTGCCGCATTGTTGGCTGCAGGTGTTGCTGCGCTCATGCTGGGTACTGGCATGATGATGATCGGTACCGGTGCGATGATAGCAGCCGTGGCGCTTGCATTAATCTCTGTAGTGTTGCCCGCTATTGCGACAAGCGGGGGCCAGGCCTCTGTTGCGCTTATTGCGCTGGGCGCTGCGCTCGTTGTACTTGGAGCAGGTGCACTGGTGGCCTCCGTTGGCGTTGCGGCATTCGGCGCGGCCTTGTTGATCACGGGCGCGGCTTTGTTGCTTGCGGGAGCCGGAGCAGTATTGCTGGGTGCCGGCATTATCCTGATCGCCACTGGCGCGTTACTTGCAGCAGTTGCACTCACATTAATGGCCGTTGTCCTGCCGGCTGTTGCAGCAGACAGCCTTCAGGCTGCCCCGGCGCTTGTTGGGCTCAGCGTAGCGCTTGTAGCTCTTGGTGCTGCCGGCATTGCGTCGGCTGCAGGCGTCGCTCTGGTCTCTGTAACAATACTGGCGTTAGGCGCAGCACTGTTGGTAACAATGGCAGGCTCTATAGGCACCGCTCTTGGTTTGCTGGGCATAGTTGCAGCCCTTGTTGTTCTGATGGCTATGTGTGGCTCTACAGCCGCACTGCTTAAGGCATTATCGGCCGCACTGAAAAAGATCGGTTCAGCAGCAAAGAGTTCGATGCAGGACATGATATCCGCATTTACTCGAGCGGCTACACAATCGAAAGCTGCAGCCCTTTTAATCGGCAAGAGCTTCACGGTGGCACTGGCGTCCGCACTGGACCAGGCAACGACGAAGACGCAAGCGTCAATGACCAAGCTACTGCTGTCAATGGTGCTGCTCGTACCAAAGGCAAAACAGGTAGGCTTACAGGTCGGGAACAACTTTAAGCTGGCGCTTGTTGCCGCACTCATGCAGGCGCTTAACTCAGCGCAAAGTGTAACACGACAGATCCCGCCAGTGCTGGCATCGGCTACCGGAGGGGCATATGCATCCGGGCGCAATATTGGGCTCGGTCTTGCAGGAGGTATGCAGTCAACGCTTGGTGCGGTGCGCTCTGTGGCGTCACAGCTTGCAAGTGCAGCTGATGCTGCGATCCGGGCAAAAGCAAGGATTGCATCACCGTCACGAGTGCAAATTGAAAACGGTGAATGGTGGGGTGTTGGCTTCGCGAAAGGCATCGAGCGGTCAACCCGCGAGGTGCAGACACAGTCACAGGCGCTTCTGGACGTCGCAGTGCCTCAGCGATATGCAAGCTCGTATAGCCAGACAAAACTAACCACAACCGAGTCTGCTCCGCAGCCGCTTGAACTGACACTCAATCTGGGTGGTAGATTGTACCGGGCATTTGTCTCGGACATTAACAAGATCAACAGCGAAGAGATACAGCTTCGGGAGGTGTTCAGTGTATAAATTCATTGACGTTAACGAGGTCGGCGTGCCGGAACTGTCCAGTGTGCAGACCATCATTGCCGGGACAAACCTTGATAAGCGCCTGATAGGTAGCTTCCGTACTTTGAACGTTTCGGGTCGGGGCATTCTTTCCCCGGCTATTGAGATGACTGAGCGGAAAGGCGGTGCGGGGGCTTGGATCGATAATATCCAGTATCCCGCACGCCACATTTTCATTCAAGCACTTATCAGCGAGGAAAATGAGCGAAGCTTGCAGATATTCTTGACCGAACATGTGAACACCAGGACAATACGGCTGCAATTTTCCGACGAGCCGAACTTTTATTATAAGGCTGTTTTGGCGGGCATAAATCGAGATAAGTACGCGCACGGCGCGCATGTTGTAGAGCTTGACTTTTTGTGTGCGGATCCGCGCAAGTTCGGGAAATTTTATACGTTTACCACAAATGGTGACGTGCTTATCTTGCCGAACATCTTCAGCAATCCGGTACAAACCACCAAATTGACAATCCAAACGGCACAAACTGAGATGGGATTGTTTGTTGAAAACGTTGGTTCAGGAGGTGTTTTAGAGCTTGCGGATGTAGAGCTGCTCCCATCTCAGCAAGTAGAGTTTGATTTCATTAACCTGACGGTTAAGCGAGATTACACATCAATTCTGCATAAGCTCAGTTTAATCTCCATGCTGGAGGATTATGGAGTTTCCGCTGGGGATCATATTGCTGTATACCCGTCTGCGCAAAAGATCACATTAGAGGTTCAGGAGGTGTTGTTCTGATGTTGTACCTGTTCGACAGCGCCGAAAATCTGATCAAAGTCATTGGGCGAGCTGATATTGAGGAAGCTATCTACGAGGAAAAGATCAACACAGCGAAGATACTCTATGTGACGACTAGATGCCCGGTTTCTGATCTGGCTCGGTTTTGCATGATACGCCAAGCGGGGTGGGGGACTTTCTATCGCATTTTAACGGTAAAGTCCGTAGGAACCGGGCACGAAATCAAAGCGATTGAGAAAGCCTATGAAGACCTAGAGTACTACAGTTACATTCGTGACAAGAGATTCTACCCAGGTACAATTCAAAATTGCCTATCAACAGTCCTAGAAGGTACGCACTGGCCTTTTGCAGGTACGGATTTTACGGGAAATATCCATGTGAACTTCTATTACGAGAGCCGACTCGAGTGCCTGAAGAAGATCGTCGAACGTACTGGTGGAGAGGCCGTCTTTGTCCACGACTTCGACGGAAAAAGAGTAACTAACCGACGAACATATTTCTACCAAAAACAAAGTAATGACTACGGTAAGCGATTCGTTCACGGTGACGGGCTTTTGAAGATCGAACGCGAATCAAGTTACATCGATCTGTACACAGCACTGATCGGCATGGGGGCAAGCCTCCCGACCGTCGATGAGAACGGAAATGAGACCGGAGGTTATACGAGACGTATCACGTTTAAGGACGTCGAGTGGAAAGTGTCGGAAGGCTTTCCGGTCGATAAACCGTTGGGTCAAGACTACGTAGAGATCCCGGAGGCTACATCTCAGTTTGGACTCGATAACGGTGCCACGAGGCGCGTTGGCAAAGTAATCTTTGAAGATGTGACGTCGCAGCATGATCTTCTGTGGCAAACATACAGGCGATTGGAAAAACTCTGTAGGCCTCAAGTGTCATACAGCGCCACCGTCCGAGATATCGGGCAGACAGAGCTTGGAGAGACTGTCACGATCATCCGAAGGGATTTTAATATCGCATATAAAACGCGCGTATATAAACGCACCATTGATCTGCTGAATCCGACGAATACTAAGCTCGAAATCGGTGACGAGAAATAGGAGGAAAAACAATGTCAATGACCGGAACCGAAATACGATTGCACTTGTGGAAAGATAACCCGCTACCAATTCAGCTACAGCAATACGAGGACGAAGGTCGAACGCTGACGTTTGTAATCGATAGTGACGATGACTATCAGTGGCCTATTGACCTCACTGGGCGCACTGTGCAGTTCGCAGCAAGGAAACCGGATGGAACAGTAATCCTGAATCCTTGTACCATTGTGGGTCTGCCTGATAATGGTACGGTTAATTATGTTGTGACCGCACAAACCGTGGCGGTGGCTGGTCGAATGGTTGCACAGTTACAGATAAGGGAAGGCGGAAAAGTCCTCTTAACACGCACGTTAGACATCGATATCCTACCATCGGTTAAGTGGCAAGATGCTGTGGACAGTACGGATGAAATTGGTGTGCTGCAAGACACACTTGGTGAGGCTATGGCGCAGTTGGCTTTGATCGAAAGTCAAAGCTTCCTGCCCGTTGCAGGCGGAACGATGCAAGGCCCCGTTAATATGGGCGGCAATAAGATCACGACCGTTGGGCAAGCGATTGAAGGCAGTGATGCTGTTAATTTATCGCAAGTCGAAAGTATTACCACGAATGCAGTTACGAGCAGACTCGGCCCCTTGCGGGTTGAGTGGATTCCCGACACGCAACTTACGATCAGTACCGCAGGCGTCGCGATATTGCAACACAACAAAGGGTTTACATCGGCAACAACATATACCCATGATCTTACGGTGTCGGCATACCCCAATGCCGTGATCGTGCGTACGGCATACGACGACAGTAATAGATGCAGACTGGTAGTGACAGACCCCGCAGGTACGCCACTTGCACAAGGCACAAAAGTCACCGTGCGCGGCACGTTAATTGGGTATTAATATGGAGGAACTATACATGATAAAGGCAACGATTTATCCCACCGGGAACGGTGGCTTTTTTGTCTCAGGTACGCAGAATGATCGGCGCTCAGTCGAGATCGAAGTCACGGATCCGGAGAGGATCGCGCTGTGCCAGCAGTTCGAGGCCTGGATTGATGGTGTCCCGAATCCCGCATTGGCCGATCTGGCCGAGCGGGTGGAGCAGGCAGAGCAAGCAGCAGAGCAAGCGCAAGCAGAGGCAGCCGCAAGCGCCGAGCAGCTACGGGAAGTCCTGAGCATCTTTCCCGAGTGGCAGCCCGGTCAGTGGTTACAACCGAAAGAGTACCGTCACTATGAGAACACTATCTACAAGTACACCGGCACCGAGTACTACAAGACCGCTGCGACAGAGACGCCGGATCAGTCCAAGCTGTATGTCAAGGCATCGCCCGAGACATACGATGTTAAGCCGATCAGGGAGCACGTGGAGGGCGCTGTGTATGACGCAGGCGACCGCCTCATGTGGAAGGATGGCAAGGTGTATGTGAGCACACAAGACGGAAACCGTTATACCCCGGACATCGCTACCGCACCGTGGGAGCTGGTCAAGTAGTGGAGGTGCACCGTGAGCAAACCTATCCTAGATATCAGCCAGTGGCAGAGGCCGCAGGACATGGACTATGACCGCATCGCACAGCAGGTCAGGGGCGTGATCATCCGAGCAGGATACACGGGATACAGCAGCGGCAAGGCTGCCACAGACGTGCATTTTGAGCGGCATTACACGGAGTTTTCACGGCTTAAAATACCGATAGGCGTCTACTGGATATGCGTCGGAGACTCGGCCGAGATGGGCATCAGAGAGGCGAGAGAGTGCCTCAAGCGCATAGAGGGCAAGAAAATCCAGCTTGGAGTCTGGGCGGACACAGAGCCAACCGAGGACACCCCACAGACCAAATACAAGCCACAGACACACGGACGGTCGCAACTCACAGCGGCCGTCCTTGCTTTTGTGCAGACGATCACAGCGGCCAACTATCAGGCGGGCATATACGCATCCGAATGGTGGTTTACACATCGCCTTAACAGCGAGCATCTGGAGCGCTGGCCCTGGTGGGTGGCAAACTACTCCGAGCGGCCGAAGATCCGCTATGACATGTGGCAACACACATCGCGGGGGCGCTTGAACGGCTATGGCGGCAATCTTGACCTGTCAGAGATTAACGAGGAATTAAACATGTCAACGATACATTTACACACGCCAATATTGAAGCGTCGTGCGCCTGTGTCTGCACTGCAAGACCAGAGCACGATCACAACGGGTGACAGGTATAAACACATATACCGCGGGTTGTCCGTGCGTCCTGCGGGCGTGTGGCGCAATGACGGGTCACCGTATGCAGGGCATAAGGGCATAGACTTCGCAGTGGCAACAGGTACGCCCGTGTATGCGCTGTACGACGGCACACTTTGGGCGAATACCGAGACTAGGGGCGGGAAAATACTCAAGCTAACCACTGCGTCAGGCTTGGAGATTAATCACCGGCATCTGTCAGGCTATGCACGCACGGCGGGCGAGGTCAAGGCGGGTGACCTGATTGCGTACACGGGCAACACCGGCACAAAGTCCACCGGACCGCATCTGCACGTGGACATAATCACCGACGCAGGATGTCATGACGCCTACCCGTATGTAATGGGCATCTGGGATCAGTACGGGAAAGGCCCGCGCAAGGATGACGTGATGGAGTTGCACCCACAGAACTACGCCGTAACCGACCCTTGGGAGTACGAGCTGCCGGTGCCTGCGGCGTATATCGTGGACACGGGAGAGGATCACATGCCACTGAACATAAGACGGTCACCGGGCACGGATAAGGCCGTAGTGGGCGCGATACGTGACGGTGCGACGATCAGCATAGACAAGCGCTGTGACTTGCCCAACGGCCAACTGTGGGGGCGTCTGGAGGGCATGCCGTGGCACTGGGTGTGTCTGTATAACAAGGCGCAGTGGCTCGTCAAGGACCCGCCTCCGCCCGCGCACAGGCATGACGTGGATCCGCCTATGGTGTACCAGGCAGTAGAGGACATACAAGGATACAGTGAGCCCGGCTGGTCCGGAGAGTACCGGGATATCGCTTTTAAGGGTGCTCCAGTGGCGATAGTAGAGCGGTATAACGATCACCTGGAGAACTACTTCGGGCGGACGGAGTCCGGCATCTGGTATCTCATGCACAGTAAGTTGACAGGATGGCAAGTGCGTGGAGGCTGGCCGGTAAGCGATAAGTACACGGCGATACTGGATGATGGTACGGACGCGATACAGGGCGATTACACGGAGATACTGCGCAAGGTCACAGAATACGGCGGCGTCATGCAGGCGCCGGACAAGACAGTGCTGGAGGTGGTGCGATGACGATAACCGTAGAAGACATTATTCGGGTAGCCGGCGTAATCGGGGCATTGGGCACGATTTGGGGGCTGGTTACAAGGGTAATCACCCCGATCCGGAAGATGCTAACTGAGTACCGCACGGCACTGGATGAGGCGCAAGCCAAGATCAATGAGATCGCGGAGCTTAACAAGGAACAAGCCGAACAGATTGCGGCAAGCATAGCCGACAGGCAGCTATTAACTGGCACGATCAAGGACATCCTCAGTTTTTTGCTGACTACGGAATGCACGAAAGCTTACGCAGAAGGCCATCGGACGCTATGGCACACAAAGGATTTGGACCGCATTCACCGTAGGTATCATCAATACGGTTTGAATGATGCAGGAGAGGACTTGTGGCAACACTACTTGCAGCTACCGTTCGAGGACGACATTGTCGCAGTAGAAGCCGCTAATAAGAAGATTCAGACCGCTGATCGGGAATACCGGGCCGAATATCTTAAGCAGTTCGGAGACATTGCCTATGATCCGGATCCCAGAAGCTACACGAATACAGCAAGTCATGAACTCAAACATCACGTGGAGGGAAAAACCGAATGAACACAAATGAAATTATCGCAATGATCGTGCAGTCTGTCCTGGTTCCGCTTTTGGTCTGGGGCATTCTCATTTTACGAAACTACCTTGCGAAACAGATCAAGCAAGAGCAGGCGGTTGCCATACTGGACCAGGCCACCGATGCAATCGCAAAATCCGTCGCTGAGGTGGGACAGGTATACGTCGACAACATCAAAGGCACCGAAGAATGGAATAAGGATGCACAACAGCGAGCCGCAAGACTGGCCGCCGAAAGAGCCAAACAGCTCTTGGGGCAGGAAGGCTTGGCAGTGCTGGAATCCACCGTAGGATCAGTAAACCTGTATATTGATGCCGGCATCGAAGAGGCCGTGAGAAAGGGCAAGTAATGCTGTGGGGCATTATCGGCGGGATAGCGGTTGTGCTTATATGCATGACGGCCTATGCTTGCCTGGTGGTCAGTAAAGATCAGTAATATAAGTGTAATGTAAGAGACAGCCCCGCTTCGGTGGGGCTGTTTTTTTTATTGTTAATAGCTATTATAGGTTCATGTTTGTTTCATCATCGAACATAGATATTTGCCGTTCAGAAATTGTTCTCGGAATCTCGACTGAACCAAGAACCTCTTCTATAAAATATCGTTCGCTACCTTCTATAAGGGCACCATTATTATCAAACTCTGTCTCTATACGCAATCGCACACGCAAACTATCACCGCCGGAGAAGGTTTCTTCACGATTGTGTACTTTATTTAGGTAATTATCATCCTCCATAGTTACACGAATTACCTTATTGAAGTAAACCTCCCACTTTGAGTTGCCAAGCAAGTCCGGTTTTTTGATTAGCACGTTTGCTTCGAACCTGTCACAGAGCACTTGAGTGTTGACATCAACCAGTGATGTTGGCTTAGAATAAGTAGAAAACTCACTTGAATCAAAGCTCACTGTTTCATCCTTAGCAGAAACAGTAAGATTTGTTCTTGATTTATCTTCCTCTAGGTCATTAAATATTTGCGCTACTTTTTCATTACTGGCAGGTTTCGAATATAGATTAAAAGTTTTAGCGTTTATGTTTATTATTTGGCCTTGTGCGTTCTCCACATTAATTGTTTGGCCAGTTTTATCTTGCTCGATGTTTTTAGGCTTCTGGCCAATTAGGTGTTTAGCTAATTTAAATAAGCCAACTAATACAGTTACAATAGCACCCGTGCTTGTAACGAAATTAGCAAATCCATCAGAAGTAAGTAGCTTCACGATGGCTTCAAAATCAATTACGAAGCTCCCAGGGCGGAAGGCTTTTACAGACAACCTAATATCCGATTCCGGGGAAATATCTTGCTTTGCATACTCAACAAGATCAACAAAGTTGTGGATCGTCCTAACTAGCAATTCGGCATCAACACTTGTATCGCCGCCTAAAGACACAACTAACGGAGCCGTATCGATTACTTCATGCAGCGGTTGTTCCATGATTCTCTCCTACCCACCTCGGCATAACAAAACTAGGATATTAGAATTGTACAGATATCTTGACAGAATGAAAATGCCCAACCGGATCAAGAAGCTGGTAGTCTCCTTTTTTCTTTTCAAACATCTCCGGCTTCTTTTTTTATGCTAAAATCCTGGATAAATAGATTTAGGTCATGACCCAGTTTTATGACCTAGTTCTAGCATTTCTATGAAGGCGCGAAACTCGGAAACCCTGATATCACGACGCATGGCACACTCTTGAAAGTACGTGGCGCAGGTTCGAGTCTCTTCGGATCCACCATGTTAAACCCCATAAACAAGGCGTTTGCGGGGTTTTTGCTTTTTCTGTGACCTAGTTTGTGCCTAGTTTGGTAGCTGTGAATCTACTTGTTGGCTGGCGTCCTGCCATGCGGATGCTACCCGGGTGCCTATTATTTTTACATTTTCCTGCAATCTGGCATCATATGTGCCATGCGTGTCCATGCCGGCGCTGTGCCCGACAATCAGCTTTATGTCATCGGTGGACATCCGCCCGGACATCACACTGACAAAGTTATGCCGCAAGCTGTAAGGCGTGATCACTGTCCAGCCTTGTCCAACACAAAGCCTCTGCAGATGGTTCAGGTATGTGGCTTGCTTTGGTTGGTTGCCGTCTTCGAATGGGAACAGCCAGGGCGTATTAAAGCCCAGGGCTTTTTTAAGTGATAGCTGTTTGTTAATGATCTTCCGGAGATCCGGGAAGATGTATTCTGTCCTTTGTGCTCGCTTGTTTTTGCCGGGCGTGACTTTGTCTTTGGAGTTGATCGATCTACTAATATGCAGAAAGTCTCCGGAGATATCTGCGTTCTGTATACCTAATGCCTCGCCCGGGCGAAGCCCTAAAATTACTTGTAGTTGATAAGCATGGATATAAATTTCTCCGGTGCTTTCATAATCCAGTGACAGAAGCTCCAGGCATTCACTGGTGGATAAAGTTGCTTTCCCTACTCGTTCACGATTTTTCGGGATCTTCAGAGTTGGTACAAATTGCACGATGCCGCGAAAGGCACAGTATTTTAGAAACTGTGTAATTACGCCTCTTATGTTTTTTAACGTCTTTTCCGACAGCTCGCCAGAACTTGTACGGGCATTTGTATATACTTTTCCGGACGGTGATTTTCGCTTTACGGGCTTTGCTGAGTTTATGACGGCTTGCCAGTCAAAACCAGTCATACTGTTTGGCTTCTTGTGCTTCACCCTTGGCAGGATATGGTGTTTCCCGATTGATTGTGCAGCGGTGTACATAAAAGAATCTTCACCGTCAGCTGTCTCGGTTGCGACGTATTCCAGGAAGTCCGGCCACAACTCTCCAACCCGAAGCGCGGAGGCGTCCTGTTTCCCGCTACGTGCTGCGGCTTCTTTCTTCATGCAGATCTCGTAGCCTTTGGATCCTGGCACGGTAGATGAGAAGTTCCGCTGCCGTCCGTCGATAAAGGGCCGATGTCTCCATTTGGTACCGTCCCACCGCGGGACAGCCTGGTTCTTTCTTCTGCGCATGAAAAAGCCTCCTTTCCGGAGGCCATGTGGTATTATAAACGCACATGGCCGGTTCGGTTGTGTACATTGTGGGCCGTTCCCTGGTACTTGGAATTTGAGGGGACGGCCTGTTTTATTGTTAGGTTTCTCGATTGTTCATATCACTTACGTAAGCAATATGATAATTTAAACAGTAGTCAAAGAAATTCTGACAACTAGGTTATCTTAGTTAAGCAAAAGGGCACTTTGCTTAACTAGTTCCATGTTTGGTTAAGTATTTTGGGAAATTACTTAACTAAACTCCTTGGATAATTGAAAGCAAAACAGGGCAAAAATAGGTTCTGTTTCTGGCTTCTCCGGTATTTTTAAGTATCCCCTCTTCTTCAAACTTATTTAGCAAAGTATATACAGTAGGTGAACTTGTCTTTATTCGTTTCATTAGCTGTGCTGCGCTAAACAAAGGAGTCTCAAAAATAAAATCGAGAACATCTATTGTGTGTTTAGAACTTATGGTTCGTAATGATCGGCCCTTATACTCTTCATACAAATTCAATATTGCGCGCGCTTTACTTGTATTTGATGCAGCTTCTAATATCACGCCATCTAAAAAGTATGAAATCCAAGTGCGCCAATCATTCCGTTTTGATACTGCGGCCAAACTGTCTATATACTTATCGCGATTAGATTCAAAATAGCGGCTCATGTAGAACGTGGGAGCGGGTAATAGCTCGCGATAGTATAGAAACAAGGGAATAAGTAATCTTCCAATTCTTCCATTACCATCTTCAAATGGGTGAATCATTTCAAATTGCACGTGGATAATTGCCGTTTGAATTAATAGATTCACTTCTTCAAAATGAAAGTAGTTTTCCAAATTTGACATATAGGTATCTACATTTTTTGGTGCAACGGGAACTAACTCGATTCCACCTGATCCGCCAATATAATTTTGATGTTGCTTAAATTGACCG